ATGATTGTGCCACCATCTGTGGCCACAAAAGCTTTCAGCAATTCATCCAATTGCCTTTTTAGATCTATTTTGTCGATTTGAGTACCGGCAAATTTTGTATCTCTTTTGCTTGTCAATGCAGCATCCACAAATGACATTTGATGTTTGCCGAATGCTTCACCATTCCTTCGTAAATTTATTACCATACCTTTGAAACTTTCAAATAAAGCATTCCCAGCTTTTTTAAATCGCGTTTCTGCTATATTTGTATCAGGTATAACACTTTTTAAAAGATCTTTAGGATCTCCTATTATCTTTTTAAAAATTTTACTTAAAAAGGGCACTTTACCTAAAGAAAATGCACCGAGTACTCTGCCAACTCCCGCTCCCAGAACTATATTAAGAAGAGATAATGACTCTTTTAATACACGACCGCCTCCATCTTTACCCATAATCGCATATGCTAATAAAGGAATCCCTATCTGTGAAGCTTCTACCAAAGAAACACTATCTAATAAAATAGTGCTAAAGACTCCTGCAGCGATAGCTGCTAATCGTGGACTACAAAAAGCTTTTTTGAAGAAGCTTTCTCCAGCCATTGGTACTTTTGGACTTTGGAAGGCATGGAGAATAAAATCAAGAACCCCCTCTTTGCCGGGTTGCCCCTTCTTACCCTTTTTTCCAAAAACCAATTCACCTATACTTTTTGTACCATTTTTAGCTAATATTGCGTAAGCAGCTCCAACCAAAAGAATACCATGAATCAGGGTATTATTGAATAAGGTTACTTCACTTAACAGTGAAGAGAGACCCTCTCCGACTGTACCGAAGGAATGTACGAATGTGGAAATAAAACGAGGCACTGCGCCCAGAAGACCGTTGAAAATAACGTACATGCCTTTAACAACATTTGCAGTCATGTCTCCTGAAATTGCACCGAAGCTTGCTCCTAATTTTGGTGCAATTGTGGATAGTATTTTGTCAAGAGAGACATCAAATAAAGATACAAAATAGCTCACCGCCATTAATTTCCATTTAGGAGAACCTAAAGAATATAATAAGCCTGCCATATAAGACGCACCTGCATGCGTTCCCATTATTGATAAGGAATTACCGATATCGATCCCTTGCATACTGGTAGATATCGACTTAATACCGGAGCTTATTGACGCTACAGAGCTAATTACCCTACTCTTAATAATGGAGAAAACATTTATAATAGTATCTTTAAATTTTTCTACTTTCTCTTCGGAGACTTTAAGATCTTTTGTTGAACCGTTTATACCGTCTATTGTATCAGGCCAATATGAATGTCCAACAACTTCGTCATAAATACTGAAAAACAAGGCCTTAACAAAGTTTGCAAAATAAAGTATTTTATCCATTATTGGTTTTAATTTACTTTCTACTATTGCCCCTATCTTATCAAACATCCCTATCATACTATGTAAGATGACTTGAAAATCAGTATGTTCTAGATTGATTTTATAGCTCATTTCAAATACAGCCATACTTGAAGAAACAGTATCCTTAATCTTTTTAAAAATACTCTTTACCTCATTCAGTAGTTTATCAAATAAACCACTAAAGGGCACAGCTTTTACTTCTAAGGATAATTGTTTGAAAAAGCTAATAAAGAAGTTTAAAATATTATTCAAAGCTTTGCTAATTTTCTCTTGAGTCAGTTCATGAAAAATTGCATTAAATATTTTTGAGGAGGTTATTGTATTTAAAGAAAAATCAAATGATAATGAAGATAACTCTTTTAATCCAGTCTTAATTCCGGAAACTAAAGCCTTTGCAGCTCTTTTTCCACTTTTAGAATTAAACTGACCGGAAAATGCAGATGCCACATTTTGCAAAGAGGCATTTAAAGCTAAAATTTGTCTAAAAATAATCGGCTCGACTGTTGTTGCAAAAACATCTTGATAAACACGTAGTACAGCTTTTCCGATATTCCCAAGATACTTTACAGTCCTATCAAGTCGTGCTGATCGAATCATGAATAGTTTACTATCGGCAATACCTAGAAATGTTAATAAGTCTTGTTTTGCATAAAGGATATCCATTTTAATACGTACAGCCTGTACCAACAAAAACTTCTTATCATCATAGAGCAGCTTATCTCTCTTTTTATTTAACTCTTCAAGATTAGTTGTAAAACTTGCAATATCTTTTGATTTAAATAAATTCACCCACGCACGAGAAATAGAGTTATCCCCCCTTGACCAGAATGTTAATTTTTCCGTAATACTTTCTAAATGCCTTATAAATGGAATCATTCCATCATATATCGCTGCATTAACGTCTGCAAGAACACCTCCAAAAAGCTGATGTACTCCGACAAATAAGGTTTGGATAGGAGTTCGTATTGCGGGAAGTAAGTATAGTAGATTACTTTTCAAAACCGAAATAGTCTCACTTACGGCAAGAAGCAGTTTTCTGTTTTTAAAAATATTATCGAAATATTTTTCCCATCCTGCATTTGATGAAGAGTCTATTTGAAATCCTACTTTGAAATTGAAAAGGTCTTTTATTTTTTGTAATCTCTTCTCAAAACCGCCACCTAGTTCATCTGAGACCAATACTAATTTCTCAGATAACAGATCTAATGTATTCGCCATTCCTGTAAATAGAGATACAAAAGCTCTTGAGAAATTAAAAATCTTATCTGTATTGGAGAGTAATATTTTCATAGACATAGACCATTGTTGCGATGCCTGTGCAACAGTCATTGATACTTTTGAAAAATCTTTATTTGTCTTATCAGCCATTCTTGAAATAGCTTTCATAACTTGCTCTGGGGATAGTGCGCCTGTGGCTGCAAAGGCTTTTAAAGCTCCTGTTGCCATGCCAAATTCTTTTGCTATACCATTACCCAAATACGGCAGTTGTTCCAGAACTGAACGAAGTTCGTCTCCCGCAAAAGTCCCCGAACTCAAGCCTTGGGCTAATTGGGTTAAGGCTGCATTTGTACCTTCTAGTGAACTTCCTGATAGAGCAGCTGCTTGATTGACTGTCCTGACCATCTTATACAAGCCGGCTTGGGATGTATGCAGTCGTTCAGAAGCCTTAGAGAAGGAAACATAATTGTTAATTGTTGTACCGAAAGATGAGTTTGTATCTCTCGATATTTTATATAATTCTTTTTGTACAGATACTAGTTGATTTGTATCATCAACAACTACTTTTAATTTGTTTTGGTAATTTACCAATTCATCAGAAATAGTGTTGAATACAGAAACCCCTTTTATTGTAACAAAGGCTGCGGCAATACCTATTGCCGTTAATTTAAGCTTACTCATAGATTTGGATAAGCTATCAGAATCTTTAGCTAAGGTGGGAAACACCACCTTACCCGATTTTTCAAAAGAGGTCATCGCTTTCTCAGCTGAGTTCAAATCTTTTGATATATTTTTAAAACTTTTGGAAGAGATTCCATTTAAAGCTTTATTAGAACTATTTGACGAAGCAATTAAAGCCGCTAAACTTTTATTCAAACTGTCCAAATCTCTTTTAGCAGAATCCGCCTTAGTTTCAATGTCAATTACTACCGCCATTTATATTCTCCTTGCGAATAAAAAACCCGTTAGAAAATATCTAACGGGTATATAGTCATATAGTCTTGACTATAACACCCAGAGGCTTAATACCTGTTTGTGCTAATACTGTCTTCTCTATAAAATATGCCGGTGCTTGCTTAGAAGTGCCTTGATTTAATTCATCGATATATTCGATATCATTTCTAATTGAGCTTCCGGTAAAATACCAGCCATCTCTAGCCTTTCCTGTATCTACAGGAGTTGCTTGTTTTAATTCACTTAGCAACTTTTGTATTTTTTTCTCTTTTATTATACTTACTTCTTTTGAAATTAACTTATTGAGATTTAATTTTATCATATAACCTTATCTCCACCTGTTGCTGAAAGAAGTTTGCTGAACATGCCTGAATTTTTAAATCCTGACATATTATTTATCTCATCTTTCTTACGATTATAAATAGGATCTAATGAAGAAAATACATTCCAAGGCTTTTCTTTCACACCTTGTGTTTGTAAATATTTCATTGTACGATCATCTTCTCTCCAGCCTACAGGTCTTTGTTCAAAATATGAAAACCATCCTAAGAGCTCCTCATAAGTCATTTCAGATTCTAGTTTGTATATGGGCAAGTGTAAATGAAAAGCTAACTCATAAATGGCAAGATCTTCATCAGTCAGGATTACTTTCCCTGATCTGCACCAATACCTGAAAACTTCATAATTTCATTGGAAAGTTTTGATAACTCATCCATGGGAAATGTTTGGAAATCTTCATCGGCCAAATCTTCAGCACCTTCAACGGCTGAACGAATTACCGTTTGCAACAATGCAAGACCTGCAGATTCATCCGATTCTATTTCCTTAGCTTTGATTTGAATGTCCATAACCTCAGCAACACTCAATTTTGAGATCTTGATATCTTCGCCCATGAATTTCACAGACTTAGTCATTTTACGTCCAACTAAACTTTTAATACCTGACATATTGTTTACCTTTATTTGTGGAATCATTTTACCGTTCCGTTATTGGAGAGTGAATTACTCGCCTTTAAAATTGTCTGAATTCAAAGCTTGAAAATCATCAAGATTCTTTCGCATTTGATGTAATATTGATAAGGTTATAAAAACTTCTTTTGCCTTTTCTGTGTCCGGCTCAAATTCTTTAACTCTCTCAAATGTTTTTCTTATGCTAATATCAATGCTTTTACGCATATGCTTAGCGGTGGTTTTGAGTACATAACTTGTACTGAATGGTTTTTGTAATTCGTCTGTCATGATTATCCTTGATTAAAGAACAGGGGATACTTAGTCAAAAATATCCCCTATAATTTACTTAGAT